CAGGATTGTTAAAGTTGTTAGACTTTGGTGACATGCAAATGGAAGAGACAATAGGTGGTGATGCCAGTGAAGATTTTATTGACTCAATCACTACTAAGAAAAAGAAGCACGGCGAAACAACAGCCGAAGATCTAAAGAGATTAAGCGGTATTAAATAAATTTTGCCGTTTTAACTTGACGGCATAAATAAAATTGTATACACTACATAAGGTGGTGTATGCATTTAGGCATACATTATGGCAAACTTATTAAGGAGAAAACATTATGGCAACATCATTGGCCGATATCAGAGCAAGACTGCAACAACAAGAAAACAAACAAGGCGGTAATTCTAGTGGGGGTGGCGACAATGCTATCTTTGCACACTGGAATATTAAAGAAGGCGACACCGCAACTATCAGGTTCCTTCCTGATGGCAATTCTAAAAATGACTTTTTCTGGGTAGAACGTGCTATGATCCGTTTACCTTTCCAGGGTATTAAAGGACAAGCAGATAGCAAACCTGTACAAGTACAAGTCCCATGCGTTGAGATGTGGGGAGAGACCTGTCCTATCCTGTCAGAAGTCAGAACTTGGTTCAAAGACAAGAGTCTTGAAGATATGGGTCGTAAGTACTGGAAGAAGCGTAGTTATTTGTTCCAGGGCTTTGTACGAGAAAATCCTATGCAGGAGGATGCAACTCCTGAGAATCCAATTCGTAGATTTGTAATTAGTCCACAAATCTTTAACCTGATTAAGTCAGCACTACTTGACCCAGACATGGTTGAGTTACCAACTGACTACAATCAAGGCTTAGACTTCAGAGTAGTTAAAACCAGCAAAGGCGGTTACAGTGACTACTCTACAAGTAATTGGGCAAGGCGAGAGTCTGCACTAACTTCAACAGAAACAGCGGCTATAGAACAATATGGTTTATTCGATCTAGCAGACTTCTTGCCCAAGCGTCCTGATGAGACAACGCTCAAGGTTATGAAAGAAATGTTTGAAGCATCAGTAGATGGGCAACCATATGACGCTGATAAGTGGGGCAACTACTTTAGACCAGCAGGTGTCGTTATTGCTAACGCAGAACCTGCAACTGAAAGTGCTCCTGCTTCAAAGCCTGCTCCAGCACCGGTAGCTGAAGCACAACCTGAGTCAGAAGAAGATATGGAACCAGCAGAAACAACAGCACCAGTTGAAACTGCTAAACCAGCAAGCCAGAGAGCAGAAGACATTCTGGCTATGATTAGAAATAGACAAAAGCAATAAAACCTCCTAGTAGTAAGTAGTTAGAAGCGGGTGTCCAATGGTGGGCACCTGCTTTAATACTACAAGTACAATGTTTACACAACTCGATTACGAACTATTTCCCGATACGCCTGAGGTATACAAGTTACCGTCAGGCAAACTCGTGGCTAAAATCCTTAAAAATGCATCTAGTAGTATAGATAAAGAAGGATACAAGTTAGCAACACTGAAAGAAATACAACAAGCACAAACAATTACAGTTTACTGGCGAGAACCTATTGCAAGGTTTAAAAGTGGTGTAAGTACATTTGTACACCAGACTGGCATTAGTATGCATACGGCTGTAAAGTATTTGTTTTTAAATAAACATTACGCACCACAGTTTTACACTCTAATTAACTTGCATCGTTACATGAACGAGCAAACAAGTTTTGTGTTTAAAAGCATAGACAAAATTAGAGAGGTAACTGTATTTCACGAACGACCTTATAATACAATGGATGTACCTGTGTCAGACAAAGTACAATTCTATATGACTTGTGATAAGATGATATGGGATAACTACATAAATGAACAAGTACATTTTGATGAACTAATGCGTGTACTTCGTACTAACCACAAGGAATACTATAAAGAAGTTTTTGAACATAGTAAAAAAATACATGAAAGCATTTAAAGAGCTAGAGTGTCATGGGATAATTCAAATACAACATGAAGTCATGGAGCACCTTGCTGGTTACGATCTTGTAGAAGGATGGAACGATATTGACGAGTCTACTTGCCTACGTAGTTGTCCTACTCTGATGAATTGGCTAGTCAAGGATCTCAAACTGCATCCTAGAGATATTGCTTGTACGTATCTTACTAGACATTTAGACTTACACGTAGATGCAAAACCAGTAGTTGCTAAACTTAACATACCTATACAAAACTGTGTGGGTAACATAAACTATTGGTATGATGAGGATATTAGTTACAGACCAAAAATAAAAGATAAGTTTGATAGAGAAGTATATGACTTAAAAGGTTGGGTAGCAAACTCAGAGATAATTACACACAAGTTCTTTACAAAACCAATAGTGTTCAACAGTCAGATACCACACGGTGTAAAGATTGAATATGGGCCACGTATAGTATTAAGTATGACATTTTTCAATGAACCAGTAAATGAATTGCGTTAGATTTAGACACTTTGCAAGATTAAATCCAGACGGTACCGTAAGTCGGTGCGGACATATGGTACGCCCCCCACGATTTAAGTCGTTCAATGACATGAATGCTAGTGAATGGAATCAAAACTTGCAAGACTGGCCTGACGAATGTATAAGGTGTAAAGTTAGTGAAAATGAGGGCAAAGAAAGCATAAGACAGTTTAGTGAGAAACAACACGAGGAACTTTACAATATACGCAAAGACTATCTCATTATAGGCGGGGTATTAGACAATATATGTAATAGTGCATGTCAGCATTGTAATCCACACCTTAGCACAAAGTTTGGCGCAATCGCAAATAATAAAATTGGTGTAGATAATACAGATAAGTTTTATGACTTTCCGCAGGAGCGCATACTTAAACTAGACATTAACGGTGGTGAACCCACTGCGAGCCCTAACTATAAAACATTATTAGAACATCCACCAAAAAATGTACGTTATATTCGTATCAACACAAACGGTAGTTTAAGAATAGATGTTAAGAGTTTACTTGAACGTGATATAGATGTTACAATAACAATGAGTTTGGACGGTATTGATAAGGTACACGACTACTTACGTTGGCCCGTAACTTGGAAAACATGGCTAAAGCAATTTAATTACTATAATAAATTCAAGAATGAGAAGTTTCATTTAGATCTATGGTCTACTATTAGCGCATTAAACTTACAAGACTTTAATAATATTAAAAAATTTACTGAGGATAAGAAAGTAAATTGGGCATGGGCGTTTTTAGAAGCGCCAGACGTCTTAAGTGTTAGACATACAAACTTTTTAACTGAGCCAGCAAAAGAATTATTTAACGTTGTAGGTACTGAACAGGACAACAGTCACAAGTTGTCTGAATGGTTACTGTATCAAGATACAATTAGGAAAATTAATTATAAGGAATATCTGTTATGAAAATAGCAATTACAGGCGGTACAAACGGTATAGGCAAGGCAATATTAGATCATTATGTTCAAAAAGGACATACTGTATTAGATTACAGTAAACGCAATGGATGGGATATTGCTAATCACGAGTACTTGGCTGAACGCATTGCACAAGCTGATTGGTTCTTTAACAATGCACAACAAGGTTATGCGCAAACAGAATTATTGTTTGATGTGTATGAATATTGGAAAGATAAACCAGGTAAAAAGATTATTAATATCAGTAGTATGATGGCAGGTATGACTGTTAGTTGTTTAGATGGTTATCATATGTTAAAGTACCATCACCAAAAACGTGCATTAGAAAGTGCTGTTGAACTATTACGTAATAATCAAACTTGGCCACAACTTGTAATTGTGCGGCCAGGTAAAGTAGACACACAAAAAGAAGGCGGCGCTAATGTACACGCATGGGTAAAGAGACTTACAACTATTTTAGAAAATGACCAAGTAGGTATGGAAATTTACGACGTTAGTATTGCCTAATGGACGCTAAAGAATATATTACTAGTGATGTACGATGTCCTGTGCCTTGGACGGGTGTAATGGTCAATCACAATGGACAAGTCAAAAACTGTATAAGAGCATATCAAGATATAGGCGATCTTAAAACTATGCCTATACGTGAAATAATTAGTGGTTCTAAAAACTTAGAAATACAAAAGACACAACAAAGTAATAAACAACACGACAGTTGTCAAGGTTGCTATGAACTCGAGAGACAAACAACTGGTTTAAATGTTATCAGCGATAGAAAGTATTATATTAAAGAACTAAGAAACGTTGACAAAGTTATATACGATCAAAATGCACACGAACTGCACCAAATTGATATACGTTGGCAAAATACCTGTAACTTTAAATGTATATACTGTGGTCCAGAGTTTAGTAGTAAGTGGGAACAAGAACTAGGAATAAAACAACCTAAGCCCGGTAAAGACAAATATAAAGACCTGCGTAATTATGTTTTTGAAAATATCAAAACGTTAAAAAATGTTTACTTAGCAGGCGGTGAGCCCATGCTAATGACAGAGAACGAAGAACTACTTGAGGAACTTTACAAGTATAATCCCAATGTAAGTTTACGTATTAATACTAATTTAAGTCAGACAAATACAAAAGTATTTGACTTAGCATGTCAGTTCAAAAATGTACACTGGACAGTTAGTGCAGAAACAATGGGTGCAGAATACGAGTACATTCGGTATGGTGGAGACTGGGCAACCTTCTGTAGCAACTTACGTTGGATCAAAGACCTAGGACATAAGATAACATTTAATATGTTATACTTTGCTCTTAATGCGTATAGCATGTTTAACTTTATAGATAAATTTAAAAACGACTGGAACTTTCATCCAAATGCATTTGTAATAGGACCAATAACAGAACCGGTAGAACTTAACATTCGGCATCATAGTAAATTGACACTGGAAAAAATAAGTGTTATACTAGGTAAACGAATACAAGAAAACCCAGGACATCTATTAGAAAACAGTTATAGAAATTTACTGAGATATATACAAGAGCCGTTTGAAAAAAATCCAAACAGCACGATTGAATACTTACAGTGGATAGATGCTCGCAGAAGTACAGACAGTGAGCAAATATTCCCTGAGATTTATAAACTTATGAGGCAATAACATGGCACAAAAACCCTTCGACGTATCAAAATTTAGAAAAGGCCTAACTAAAGCCATTGACGGAATTAGTTTTGGCTTCAATGATCCTACAGACTGGATCTCAACAGGCAACTATGCCTTAAACTATCTTATTAGTGGAGACTTTAACAAAGGTGTACCACTAGGCAAAGTGACTGTATTTGCAGGTGAGTCTGGTGCAGGTAAAAGTTACATTTGTTCAGGCAACATTATTAAGGCCGCTCAAGAACAAGGAATCTTTGTTGTACTAGTAGACAGTGAGAACGCACTAGATGAGAGTTGGTTACACGCATTGGGAGTAGACACCAGTGAGGATAAACTACTACGTTTAGGCCTGGCTATGATTGATGACGTGGCAAAGACTATTAGTTCATTTATGGCAGACTACAAAACTCTGCCATTAGACGATAGACCAAAAGTACTATTTGTTATTGACAGTTTGGGTATGCTACTTACACCTACTGACGTAGATCAGTTCGATAAAGGTGACTTAAAAGGTGATATGGGTCGTAAGCCCAAAGCACTGACAGCACTTGTACGTAACTGTGTTAATATGTTTGGTAACCACAATGTAGGCATGGTATGTACTAACCACACATACGCAAGTCAAGATATGTTTGATCCAGATGATAAGATATCAGGTGGACAGGGCTTTATCTATGCTTCAAGTATTGTAGTTGCTATGAAGAAACTTAAACTAAAAGAAGATGAAGACGGTGTTAAAACTTCTGAAGTAAAAGGTATTAGAGCAGGCTGTAAAGTAATGAAGACTCGTTATGCCAAACCGTTTGAAGGTGTACAAGTTAAGATTCCTTATGAAACTGGTATGAATCCATACAGTGGCCTAGTAGACTTGTTTGAGAAAAAGAACTTGTTACAAAAAGATGGCAACAGACTAAAGTATGTTGCAAGTGAGGGCGAAGAAGTCAAGTTCTACAGAAAAGAGTGGGAACAGAATACAGGTGGTTGTTTAGATGCTATTATGGCAGACTGGGACGATAAACCTAAAAAACAAGAACTAACAGAAGAAGTACCTACAACGGAACCAGAAATTGCTGATGAAGTACCTACTCAAGAAGAACTACAGTAGTCTACTAACACAGCCAGTAAATCAAATATACACTGAGTTACAGGCGGTATACAAGGGTGCGTTTGCTAACAACGAACGCATTCTTTTTATTGATGATGTTGTAGAGTCTGATGCTAAAGAACACTTAGAGCGTTACCTTAGCAAGTTATTTGTACATTTAGACATTGATACATTCTTTGTTGAGAACATAAACAGAGGCAATTTGTCGGTAGACAATCCTACAAACTACAACATACCAGATACAATTTGTATGACACCGTGGATAGGACTAGAGATAGATGTTGACAGCAGTTTACATCGTTGCTGTTTATGGGACAGGCAATTAGGTGAGACTAGTACCAGTATTATTAGGTACTTTACAAGCTCCAAACAACAAGAGCTGAAGCGACAGTTATTACAAGGGCATAGACCAGACGCTTGCGGTGAGTGCTGGCAAGTAGAAGATAGTGGTGGTGTCAGTAAACGGTTAAATGATGAATATGTGTTTAGAGAACACAAGTTTGGCATAGACTACAACGATTTAACAGCAAACAAGATACTAAACTTAGATATCAAGTTGGGTAACAAGTGTAACCTAGCATGTAGGATTTGCAATTCACATTCTAGTAGTACCTGGAGTCTTTACGAGGATGCAGTAACGATAGAGTTTGACTGGTTAGCAAATGAGTCAAGTACATTTTGGTCAGACATTATTAGTGTAAGCAAGGATGTAAGATACATTACATTTGCAGGTGGTGAACCGTTACTGGACAAAACACATAGAAAGTTGTTACAATATTTTATAGATAATGATCTTAGCAAAAATATATCATTACATTATAATACAAACGGAACAGTATTTGCAGACTTCCTATTTAATTACTGGGATAAATTTAAGCAAGTAGAACTTAGTTTTAGTATTGATGCAGTAGGCAAACGTTTTATGTATGAACGATTTGGATCTACATGGCATAAAGTAAGTGAAAATTTAAAACGCTACGGAGACACTAATTATATCTGTAACATTTACGCCACAATTACTAATATTAATATACTTTATAGTAAGGAAGTTTTTGATTTGTCGACCCAACTAGGCATGGGACTTAGATATAATGTACTTACATACCCTTACGAATTGACAGTGACTAATTTACCTGGTACAGTAAAGAAAAATATAAGAAATAGTTTGCTATCTATAAGTAATCAAGAGTTCGTCCAAAAAATTACACCAATATTAAGCATAATGGATTCTAAAGAAGGTGTAAGTAATGTACGGGAGTATTTAGAACCGCAAGACCTTAAACGTTCAACATTCTTTAAAGACTATTATCCAGAACTAAATGCGCTTCTAAATGAGGGGAACAAATTGTTATGAGTAGTTATTGCTCTCAAAAATTTTGGTGGCTAACTATAGAACCTGAGCGTCGTCAATTACAATCGTGTTGCGCCGCTTACCCACATAAAATAGATACCGCCTGGTTAAAAGACAACCCAGGTAACTTGTTTAACATACCTATACTAACACAAGAGCGCAAGGATATGTTAGATGGTAAACAAGTTCCTAGTTGTGAAGCCACATGCTGGGCTCCCGAACGACAGGGTAAGACTAGTAGGCGTCTTGTTATGGAGTCTGATAAAGTAACACATACTGACATAACAACGGAGCCAGAAGTACTACATATTAATTTAGGTAGTGATTGTAACCTCACTTGCGTGTATTGTACAAAACAATACAGTACTGCTTGGCTTAGAGACATAGCGAGTAACGGACCATATCTATTTGAAGACCGGTATAATATTAATGTAAACGACTTAGTATTGTTAAAGTTAGGACAAAAGAAAATAGATCAAACTGAGTCTTATAATTTACTGATAGATGAAATAGTTAAGTATAAGAATTATAAGTTTGTGTCTATAACTGGCGGTGAACCTTTTTTAAACAATAGTTTGACTAAGTTGCTAAAAAACTTTACGAATCCTGTTAGGTTGTACACTGGATTAGGTGTTAATCCTGACAGGTTAGAACGTATACTAGCAGATATAGGAGACAACGTAGAGTTTGTAGTTAGTGCTGAAGGATTGAACGAAAGTTACGAGTTTGTGAGATGGAACAACAGTTATGAAAGATTTGTAAAAAATCTTGAACTCCTACAAAAAGCAGGCAAAGTGTCTTTTAGTAGTGTATTATCTAACTTAACTATTTTCAACTTCAAAGAATTTGAGGATAAGTACGGCGACTATTATATAGACATGGTTTTTTGTAACGAACCAGATTATCTTGCATTAAATGTACTAGATGATGCAAGTAAAGAGAGTTTACTGTCTGTGCAGTTCAAAAATAAAGACAATTTTATAAAAAAGTCTTTGCAGACAAAATGTACTAAAGAGCAACATAGTAACTTACAAATATTCTTAAAGAAGTTTGTAGAACGTAGAAGATTGGATTTATCCGTATACCCATCATCATTTGTTGATTGGTTAAATGAACCAATTGACTTGACAGTGACAAATTAGCATAGTATAGTAGAATATATAAGTAGTGTACGAACTTAGTGGAGAAACTAAATGTCAATTGATTTAGACGTATTAACTGAAACATACTTAATTATGAAAGAGTATGTGTCAAGTAAAGATAGACAGGCAGCCGCAGACCAGTTGGTTGGAAATCTTGTTGATATGGGAATAGCAGATGCAGAATTCGCAAAATTTTGTGCTGTCGACTCATATTTAAAAAGAGCATCACAAGATTATCTAGATGATGATTTTGATGGTGATGATGACATAGACGAGATCGATTTCGAAGAATAATGTGGTATAATAAAGTAGTACAGGACTTGGCTTTTTTGCCTGACTTTATTGCGCATTACAATAACGAGTTAGACGGTGCCAAGCAGGAAGTTAAGATATGGGGAAATGTAGAAAAGTCTCTTACTAACTTACCGGGTATTACTGAACACAGATTTAACCAACTGCAAGAAATAGAAGCAGTATTAAATTTTATGAATATCGAACTACGACGTATAAGACGTAAGTGGTTCAAGAAATATCTAGAAGGTTATCAACGTGCGTTGACCAGCAGAGATGCTGAGAAGTATGTTGATGGTGAGGACGAAGTAGTAGACTTTGAAACACTAATAAATGAAGTTGCGCTACTACGTAATCGTTGGCTAGGTATTATGAAAGGTTTAGAAGCCAAACAATGGCAACTAGGTCACATTACAAGACTGCGAACAGCAGGTATGGAAGATGTAACAGTATGAGACAACTAACACCAGAAGAAAGTCACGAACAGAGTTTATTCACACTTAATGAACTTTACCAACACGATGACCTAATGGATTCTATACGTAGCGTCGCAGATGTTGGTTGTGGTGCAGGATTAGACATTAAGTGGTGGGCACAATGTCATAACAGAGAAGAAGTACCAGAGCCACACAACTATAAATGTTTTGCGGTTGACCTTGCTCCAAAGTTAAATTATGTGGTACCTAAAAACTTAACAGTTGTTAAAAACGACTTTACGAAAGCACCTTTCCTGCCAGTAAAAGTAGATTTAATATGGAGTCATGACAGTTTAGGGTATTGTTTAAATCCCTACGAAACACTTAGAGTCTGGAATGAGCAAATGAATCCGGGAGGTATGTTGTGTGTTATTCTTCCACAAACACACAATATAGAATATAATAGAATACACATCAATCAGTTTCCAGGACAGTTACATAGTTTTAATATTATAAATCTTGTTTTTATGTTAGCATGTGCAGGATTCGACTGTAAGGATGGCTTGTATTTT